AAAAACGGATTTGCGGCTTTTCATGCATCTTGGAGAGAACATCCTGACAGAACAGAAGAATGGGCTAAAGAAGAAAGAGCACGAATAGGCGAAGAACGTTTTCGTAGAGAACATGATTGTGAATTTTTGATCTATGATGAAACACTAATTAAGCCAATTAAACTTGCAGAACTTGAAGGCATAGAGCCAGTTAGTAGGCACGGACACGTAAGATGGTACAACAAAATAAAACAAAACAAAGCATATCTAGTTGCATTAGATCCATCACTAGGCACTGGTGGCGATTATTCTGCCATACAAGTATACCAAATGCCTGAAATGACACAAGTGGCAGAATGGCAACACAACGCCACACCGATTCAAGGACAAATTAGAATCTTAAAACAGATCCTAGAACAAATCGCCGAACAGGGCGGAAACAAAAATGAAATATATTACAGCATCGAGAATAACACTTTAGGAGAAGCTGGCCTTGTTGCAATTAGTGACATTGGTGAAGAAAATATACCAGGTGTGTTATTAAGTGAAACAGTTAGAAAAGGTCATGTAAGAAGATTTAGAAAAGGCTACAACACAACACACAATAATAAAATGGCCGCATGTGCTAAACTTAAACAAATGATCGAAACCGATGCACTAATAGTAAAGTCTAAAAACTTAATAAGTGAACTAAAAAATTTTGTTGCAACTGGCAATAGTTTTGGAGCAAAGCCAGGAGAACATGACGATCTTGTAATGTCTACATTATTAATTGTGCGTATGGCCGGGACAGTATCTGCTTGGGATCAAAAAGTTTTTGAAAGACTAAGAGATTCGGACACAGAAATGACTATGCCTATGCCTATTTTTATTTCATCTACCTAATGAACATTGGTTGTGACCATTTCAACAAAGATTACATTGAAGCAGAATTAATAAAAAATTTTCAAACTAAAACTAAAACATATGATATTATAGTTGCCAGCTGGACAAACATTTATTGGCACATGCGTAATAATTCGCAAGAGTGTGTATACATTATTCATCAACCAACTGATAATTCTAGAGCTTATAAAAAATTACATAATACAGAATGTTTTGTAATAGGTGACGGTATAGGAGTAACCGATAAAAAACATTTATCGTCGCCATGGAGTAGATTTTTTTGGATGGGCGAAGAAATATTGCCACCCAACAATATAAACAAGCATTGGGTGTGTCTAATGTCAAAATCAAGACCACACAGGAATCTTGTTGAACAATGGTTTGCAAAAAATATAGACATATTTGATGTACCTAATTATTATGTGTATGATCAATTACAAATATCTAGTCTAAAACAGTATATGTTTAGAGATGTCATACAAAAACACAATTATTTTAAACATACAGATCCAAATTTTCCACACACTGGCAAAAATAAAAATTGGGCAGATGCTGACTTGTTTTATGCGTATAAGGAAGCCAAAGCGGAGCTTGTCACAGAAACTGAATCAGATATATTTTTTGTAACAGAAAAAACAATCAAACCTATTAGAGCAGGAATACCATTTGTAATGATTGGTTGTAAAAATTTTTTAACACGTTTACATAGAATGGGCTTTAAAACTTTTGCACCATTCATAGATGAAACTTATGACCAAGAGTCAGACTTAGCAATCAGGATAGATATGGCATGTAAGGCATTTAAAAACTACATAACAGCGTCATATACAGCACAAAAGGAAATTAATGCTATTTGTGTACACAATCAAGCTAGACTACTACAAATACGTAAATTATACCCTAATTTTAACATGCGTTTAGCTAAAAAAGTGCAATCAATATGCAAAAAAACAAAAGTAATACTACCATAAATACACGTAAGATGGATCTACAAGCAGTTGCAAACGACTTATTTGACGAAATAAAGTCAAGATATTCAAAAATTACATTGGGAGATGAAAATGCTTCAGTAACTACTAATCCTAGTGAAGCCAGATTTTTCAAATTCAATTGGAATCAGAATCCTGTGTCTATTGCAATAGATGAAGACAATCTAAGATTAATATACAACAGAAACTTAACTGATTCTGTAGATAGTGAACAAGAACAAGAATGGTATGAATTTGCCAAAACAATGAAGGAGTTTGCTGTATCACACAATTTAGGATTCAAGCCACAAGACATGGAAAAGTTAGATCTTGATCAAGGCGACTTTGAATTCTTATCTCAAGTAAATACAGTACAGGAAAGCAATATGCACGGAACATCTAAAACATCATATAACAAACTAGACAGAACAAGGATGGTCATACGCCATTCAAAGCATGTAGACGAACAAGTGCCTGGAGCACGTTCTAGAAATATCAACGCAATATTCATTGAAAATTCACAAGGCGAAAGATTTAGATTTCCATACAATTACTTGCAAGGTGCAAGAGCTATGCAGATGCATGTGGCTAAAGGTGGTAATCCTTATGATCAAATAGGAGAAGCTATTGTTTCAAAAGTAGAAGACATTGCCAAGTTAAGAAACTTTACAAAATATGCTCTTAAACAAGGCATGGTCGACGAAACTACACAGCCTTATCTAACCACAGCAAATAGTAGAATACAAGAAACTAAAAAATTATTAAAACAACTATCTGGCACAAAAACATATGAACATGCCAGCAAACTTGTAACACAAGAAGACGCTGAAGTTTCAGAAGATAACATTAACAGCATGATTAAAATGTTTACAAAAGAAACATTTGATGATTCCATAGTAGATGCTTTCAAACTACTAAACATCAACGAATTAAAAGGCGACGACGAAGAAGAATTAACTAAAACAGATATTATGAAACTACCTAGCACAGCAGGTAGATACGCACCAGCAGTACAAAAATTTTTAAATGATCCTAACAGTAAACTTGTGTTGAAAAAAGATGATAGTTACGATAGTTTCCAAAACAATTTAAGGGCACAACAAAAAGAAGTTAACTTAAAATTAGCTACCATTATGCGTGACATAGCAACAAGATTCTTGTCCGCTAACCCAGAAGATGATGCAATAGCAAATTTTGCCGCTGATATGGATCAACAGTTAGTCAATCAAGGTGAACTATTCAACAGACCTGAGCCAAACATCAAAGCACTGAAAGGTCTAGCAATAAAATTAGCAAACAAATATTTGCAAGACATGAAACGAGCAGGCATGGATGATGACTACAAATATGAAGTAAGAAAGTCTCCAGAAGACATGAAAGCATTTAAAGATATCAAAGGCAAAGAAATTGAAAAAGGTAAATTGTCAAAACAGTATAAAAGAAAATACAAAGAAGAAGAACAGTTTGAAGCATGGGCATTGGCGCAAACAGAAGCTCTTGATGTTGTGCTAGAAGATGAAACAATAACAAAATCCAACTACGAAGATCCTTTCAAATGTTAGTTAATGAATTATTAGAAGATAATACACTTCCGCCTTCAGGCACGTACATACATACACCGCAAAACTTAATACTTAAACCAGATGGCGACAGCATATGGGACGATGAAAAAGATAATCCATCAGAAGTGCCAGTAACAAAGATAGAAATAGGATTCACAAACAATGGACCAGATGAAATATATCATTTTATGGGTGTGTATCATAATACAGGCACATGGGAACTTTACACAGACAACGGTATTACAAGACAGTTAGCAGAATACTTTGGTGTTAGAGATGGCGATATTGACTGGTCAGAACAGGGCGAACAACAAGAAGATATGATGCATTTTGACATATCAACTGATCAAATTGCTGGACAACTAATCAAATCAATGAACAGAAAGTTCACAGCTGAAAGTGGCATCATGTACAGAGCAGGAGTCAAAAAATACGGCAAAGAAGGCATGAGAAAAATACAAAGTGCCGCGGGCAAAGGAGCAAGTGCTGAAGAAATTGGTGCAATTAAAGATAAGTTCAATAAGAAAAAAGTAAAAGAACTGGATGATACTGGATCAGTTGAATCTATTGATGATATATTAAGATTATCAGGCATAAAATAATTCTTGACAAAAGAATAGTAATGCGTATATACTATGCATTATAGTGATACACACTAGGCAACAAAGGAGGCTTACATTATGGCAACATTGGCAGAAATAAGAGCTAAATTGCAGGCTCAAACATCAAAACCTTCAGGCGAAGGCGGCGGTGACAATGCAATATATCCACACTGGAACATTCCAGAAAATTCAGAAGCAGTTTTAAGATTTTTACCAGATAAAGATCCTAACAACACATTCTTTTGGACAGAAAGAGCAATGATCAAATTGCCTTTTAATTCTGTAAAAGGCGATGCTTCTTCTGGTCCAGTACAGGTACAGATTCCATGCATGGAAATGTACAATGACGCATGTCCTATACTTGCAGAAGTCAGACAATGGTTCAAAGATAAATCATTAGAAGACTTAGGCAGAAAATATTGGAAAAAACGTTCATACATTTTCCAAGGATTTGTAGTATCATCTCCATTACAGGAAGATGCTGTGCCTGAAAATCCAATAAGACGCTTTATTATTGGTCCGCAGATCTTTAATATTATTAAGTCCGCATTGATGGACTCAGAAATGGAAGATTTGCCAACAGACTACACTAGAGGCGTTGACTTTAGAATAAACAAAACTACCAAAGGTGGTTATGCTGATTATTCAACTTCTAAATGGTCAAGAAAAACTTCTCCATTGACAGCTGAACAACAGACTGCAATTGACACACATGGTTTATACAACTTGGGTGATTATCTTCCTAAGAAACCAACTGACGTGGAAATAAAAGTCATGGAAGAAATGTTTAGAGCATCAGTGGATGGTGAGCCCTACGATGCTGACAAATATAGTCAGTATTTTCGTCCAGGTGGATTCAAAGCCCCTGCGACAGGAAGTGGAACTGCTGAAATAGTAGCACCAAAGGTCACAGAACCTGCTCCACAACCTGCTCCACAACCAGTGGCAACTGAACCTGCTCCTGCTCCGGCACCAGAACCTGCACCACAACCGCAGGCAACTACCACAACAGGATCAAAAGCAGAAGACATACTTGCTATGATCCGAGCAAGACAACAAAAATAAAGCATATGGGGGTAGCAATACCCCCATTGACACAAAGTTGTTTAGAACATATAATATAGGAGAGGAACAAACATGGTCAAACCATTTGATGTAACAAAGTTTAGAAAAAGTATTACTAAGTCAATCGATGGCTTAGGTATAGGATTCAACGATCCGACAGATTGGATATCAACAGGAAATTATGCCTTAAACTATTTGATATCAGGAGATTTTTACAAAGGTATTCCATTAGGCAAAGTAACAGTGTTTGCTGGTGAATCAGGATCAGGCAAATCATACATTTGTTCTGGTAACATTATTAGAGAAGCACAAGCACAAGGCATATTTGTAATCCTTGTTGACTCTGAAAATGCACTAGATGAAGCATGGCTGAAAGCAGTTGGAGTTGATACATCAGAAGAAAAATTGCTTAGATTGGGCATGAGTATGATAGATGACGTTGCAAAAACAATATCAAACTTTGTAAAAGAATATAAAACAGATTACGCAGACAAAGAGCCTGCAGACAGACCAAAAGTATTATTTGTTTTGGATTCTTTGGGTATGATGATGACTCCTACTGATGTTGATCAGTTTAACAAAGGAGACATGAAAGGTGATTTAGGTAGAAAGCCCAAGGCACTGACAGCACTTGTGCGAAACTGTGTTAATATGTTTGGTAGCCTAAATGTTGGTATGGTAGCTACTAATCACACATATGCATCACAAGACATGTTTGATCCAGATGATAAAATTAGTGGCGGACAAGGCTTTGTATATGCATCAAGTATTGTTGTTGCAATGAAAAAATTAAAACTAAAAGAAGATGAGGCAGGAAATAAAATTACTGACGTAAGAGGCATCAGAGCCGCTTGTAAAGTAATGAAAACAAGATTTGCCAAGCCTTTTGAAGGCGTACAAATAAAAATTCCATATGAAACAGGCATGGATCCATATTCAGGACTTTTAGATTTATTTGAGAAAAAAGGCCTTATTGCACAACAAGGTAATCGTTTGAAATATATAACAGCAAACGGACAAGAAATACTTGATTATAGAAAAGCATGGGGTAAAGAAAACTTAGAAATCGTCATGCAAGAGGTAAGTAACCAAGTTATTACAGAAGCACAGGAAACTATAGATAATGGAGACACAGATGTTAATTGATGTTTGGAACTTAATAAAATCGTATGTTCCACCAAAAGACAAATCTGTGGTTGCTAATAAATTTGTAGACATAGTCTGTGATAATGGAATAGAAGATGAAGAATTACACGAGCTAATGGGGCATGACGAAGAACTAGACGAAGCTATCAAAGAAACCATAGAAGCAGATGCTGATATAACTGATGATTATGGTGATGGCTTTGGTGATGACAGCTATGAAGATTATTAATGAACTGGTTCTCAATAGTATCACAAGACATATCTAAAATACCTGAAGCAATTTCACACTTTGAAACTGAACTAGACAAAGCTTCTCAAGAAGTAAAATTACATGGAAACATTGAAAAACAGTCAGCTTCAATGCCAGGTGTTGTTGAAGAAAGATTCAGACAACTGCAAGAAGTTGAAGGCATATTAAAACATTTGGAAATCCAACATCGCAGACTAAGAACTAAACATTATAAAAAATATTTGGAAAATTACAATCGTGCATTGACTTCGCGTGACGCAGAAAAATATGCTGAAGGCGAAGATGAAGTATGTGACTTTGAAGCCATTGTGAATGAATGGGCACTTTTGAGAAACAAATGGTTAGGTGTTATCAAAGCACTAGATCAAAAACAATGGCATCTAACGAACATTGTTAAACTTAGAGTCGCTGGCATGGAAGATGCCAACTTATAATGATGTGTTTTTTCTGCACGTCTGTTGTTGTTAATTAACACTGTATTTTACGATCTTTTTTGTATAAATTAATACTGAGAATACAAACAATTTTCTAACAGAAATGGAAGAAAAAAAAGATTTTCCTTAAGGAGAATCTTGACAGGAAAACAAAAATGAAAACACTTAAACTTTTTGGGAAACTTTTATCTAACTTAGGCAAACTATGGAAACTAGGACAAGACAAAAATCCAGAAAAAGCATTCAAGTACATAGGCTAATGAAAGGAAAAATATGGCTGAAACACTTAAACTATTACGTAAAATTATTTTTAATCGTTTTAATGATCGCGATGAAAAGCTCAAACACTATTGCAGAACCGAATACGGTGATGACTGGCTCTGGGCGTATAGTGAACTTAAAACACAAGGAAGACTACCTTCCATATACAATCGATAAGGAGACGTACAATGACTAAAACCAAAGACTACAAAAATTCAAATTTAAATCCACTAAAAATAAAATTTGCAGGAAAAATCCCCGCAAAAAATCAAAGCAAAAGAGTAGCATAGTGGCAAACAAAAATGAAAATTTAGGACAGTGGATATATTCTCATGGAATATGGCACCCTGTGTATAAATGGTAGGGAAAAAATGAACATAGTTAAACGTATAATAAACTATCTTGCAACAAGTGACTACGAAAGAAAAAGACAATGGGCAGAAAAATATCTTGCAGATTCAGTAGACACTTGTGATTTAGAATACAGACAAAGAAAACTTACACGATTGGGACTATAGTTCCCATCGTGTTTCCATTGACACTATTACATTAACAATATATAATTTACAGATAGGGGCATTAGCTCATCTGGGAGAGCGCCTGATTTGCATTCAGGAGGTGGTAGGTTCGAGTCCTATATGCTCCACCAAGTGCCGTTGTAGCTCAGTTGGTAGAGCAGTTGATTTGTAATCATCAGGTCCGCGGTTCGAATCCGTGCAACGGCACCATAAATGACATGAAGAAAATTATTTTAACAGATATAGATGGGGTTTGTTTAGATTGGAGCGATC